AACTTCCTAAGTATACAGTTGTTGATTCCAACTATAGCCAAACCAACACTGATAAAGATACTTACATCTATGGTATCTCAACTGCTGGTTCTGGTGCTGCACTAGGTACTCAATATGAGGCAGGTGTAGGTTGGGTTGGTGTTACAACTTACAATGATAATGAAGGTAACCTGAGAGTCAAGAAGGAAGTTCTTGTATCCATGTCTGGTATCTCTACAGGTAATACTCCTCTGTATCCACCTGCTTGATGAATAAATGCAGTTTAATGAGTTGAATGAGGATAATTTTCTTTTCTTTGCAATTAAAAATTATAACAATCCTCAAGCATTAACGAAAGAAGATTTTGAAAAAGATCTCAATCACTTTCGTTATATCAAAAGATTATTGAGGAGATATTGGGGAGGAGATGAACTCAAAGCACATCTCCTCATCAATCATTTCATTATTGTTTATAATATTTTTGGTGAAGCAGCAACACCAATGTTGTTTTATAAACTTGATGAGAATCTTTGGCCTGCAATCAAAGCATTCATTGTCTTTTTGAATCGTCTTCCCGACTATCCTCACACTATTATTCATGACATTGAAATCGATCAAGTTTGTCTAAAAGAACTTTCAAAGGTTACTGATGGAAAAGAGTAAAATTGATAGAGTCATCGATGCATTTCGTTCTGCAATGTATAATGAGTTCAGTGTCTCAGAGGAAGGCATGGTGGCAAATCCTCCTGGGGGATCTGGTGGATTTAGTGGCTCCTCCAATGCTTCTGGCCCTACTGCTGGTTTCGACCCCACTATGAGATTGGACGGAAGAAACAAATATGTTAAGAAGGCCATCAAGGATTTGATGGACAGAAAGGAAAAGAGAAAGAATAAGAAAGCCATTAAGAAGGCATTGGACTTTAATCCCTACTTCAAACCTCACAATGGAAGATCAAGTTAGATTAGCAGTGGTGGAACAAAAGGTTGAAGACCTTAAACCAATCATTATCAAACTTGATGCAACAATTGAAAAATTAAGTGATGTAAATACTTCTGTGAGTCGGTTACTTGCCGTACATGAAGAAAGAATATCAAAACAAGAAGAAGCAGACGACATATTATTTGCTAAAATTGACAAACTCCGTGATAAAATGGACAGGAATTATGACGGTCTGTTGCAAAGATTACGTCAACTTGAAAAAAGAGTGTGGTTGACAATTGGTGGGATTGCTGTAATATCTTTTATTGTAAACAACTCTGGAATCTTCTCTAAGTTCTTGACACCACAACAGTCTTCTCTTATCATAGAGAGAAGTTATTCAGGGTAATATGGATTTTATTGATGTAAAGTACATCAATTTGATTTCCTCTCGTCTGCAGAAGTTTAAAAAAGTAAAACCAAAACTTTATAATTTCAGGTGTCCTCTTTGTGGTGACTCTAAAAAGAATAAGACCAAAGCAAGAGGTTATCTTTATCAAGTAAAGAACAACACAAACTTTAAGTGTCATAACTGTGGTGTAAATATCTCCTTCAACAACTTTTTGAAGGAGTTAGATCCTGTTACACAGAAACAATATGTCTTTGAAAAGTTCAAAGGTAATAACACTGGAAAGAACTTTCCTACAGAAGAACCAGAAGATGTCTTCAAGAGACTTAATACAGTACCTAAGTTCAAGAAGAAAATTGTGATTGATCTTCCAAGTGCCTTTGATGTTTCTGTATCCAAACACTATCTTGAATCTAGGGCAATTTTAGATGGTGAGTTTTATTACACAGAAAACTTTCAAAAGTTTGTGAACACTCTCAAACCTGGATCATTTTCGAGTCCACAGTATGGTGAAGAGAGAATTGTGATTCCTCTTGTTAGGAATGAAAGACTTATTGGTGTTCAGGGAAGAGCCCTCTCCACAAACCCTGTTAAATACTTAACCATTATGTTGGATGATGATGAACCAAAAGTCTATGGGCTTGATCGAATTGATAAAGGCATTCCCGTCTATATCGTCGAAGGACCGTTCGACAGCACTTTCCTCCCTAATAGTGTGGCTTTGTGTGGTAGTGACGGTGAAATATGTGATCTTGAGGGAAGCGATAAAGTCTATGTATTTGATAATGAACCCCGTAATAAAGAAATTGTCAGGAGGATTGGAGATAAGATTTCCAGAGGAGACAAAGTCGTCATCTGGCCTGGAAACATAATAGAGAAAGATCTTAATGATATGGTGTTGTCTGGAAGAGACATTAAAAACATCATTCAAACTAACACCTATACTGGGTTAGAAGCTAAACTTAAATTTACCACCTGGAAAAAGATATGAGTAACGGAACAAAGGTCAAAAAGAGAGATGGGAGAATTGAAGCTCTTGATCTTGATAAAATGCACTTGATGGTTGAGGAGGCAACAAAAGGATTAGCAGGTGTTTCTGCCTCTCAAGTTGAGATGACATCAGGGATTCAATTTTATGATGGAATTACCACTGAAGAAATTCAAGAAATTCTTATCAAGAGTGCTAGTGATTTGATTGATTTGGATCATCCAAACTATCAGTTTGTTGCTGCAAGACTTTTGTTATTCTCTCTTAGAAAACAATTATTTGGTAAGATGCATGAGTTACCATCACTGGTAGATCACATCACAAAGAATGCTTATAATGATGTTTATGATAAGGAGATCTTTGACAAATATTCTATAGAAGAGATTCAAAAGGTTGAATCATACATTGATCATGATAGAGATTTTCTGTTTACCTATGCAGGTCTTCGTCAGGTTGTGGATAAATATCTTGTGCAGGATCGTAGTAACGGAAAGGTCTACGAGACTCCACAGTTCATGTATATCATGATTGCACTTACTATCTTCCGTGATTATCCAAAAGAGACACGACTCTCTTATGTCAAAAGGTACTATGATGCCATCTCAAAACACAGACTCAACATTCCCACCCCAATCATGGCGGGTGTCAGAACACCTCTCCGTCAGTTTGCGTCTTGTGTATTGGTTGATGTTGATGACACCCTGGATAGCATTTTTACTTCTGATATGGCCATTGGCCGTTATGTCGCACAGAGGGCTGGTATCGGTATCAACGCAGGTAGAATCCGTGGGATCAACAGTAAGATCAGGGGTGGAGAAGTACAGCACACTGGCATTGTTCCTTTCCTTAAAAAGTTTGAATCAACTGTACGATGTTGTACACAGAATGGAATCCGTGGTGGGTCAGCAACAGTCCACTTCCCAATTTGGCACCAAGAAATCGAAGACATCATCGTCCTCAAGAACAACAAAGGCACCGAAGACAATCGCGTAAGGAAACTTGACTACTCCATCCAAATTTCAAAACTTTTCTACGAACGTTTCATTACAGATGGAGAGATTAGCCTCTTCTCACCGCATGACACGCCAGGTCTTTATGATGCTTTTGGCACTGATCGATTTGATGAGTTGTATGTGGGTTATGAACAAAATCAGTCTGTACCAAGAAAAACTATCAGTGCTCAAGAACTCATTCTGGATCTCCTAAAGGAGAGAGCAGAGACTGGTCGAATCTACATTATGAACATCGACCATTGTAATTCTCACTCTTCCTTCAAAGATAAGGTTGAGATGTCTAACCTGTGTCAGGAGATCACTCTTCCCACATATCCTCTTCAACACATCGATGATATACATGGTGAGATTGCTTTGTGTATTCTCTCTGCTGTGAATGTTGGTAAGATTCATTCTGACAAGGAACTAGAAGACCTCTGTGACCTTGCTGTAAGGGGCTTGGAGGAGTTAATTGACTACCAAGGTTATCCTGTAAGGGCTGCAGAACTTTGCACCAAGGCAAGAAGGTCATTGGGTGTTGGTTACATTGGCCTGGCACATTATCTTGCCAAGTTGGGTTTTAACTATAACTCACAAGAAGCATGGGATGCAGTTCATGGTCTTTCTGAATCATTCCAATATTATCTCCTAAAGGCATCTAATGAACTCGCAAAGGAGAAAGGACATTGTGAGAATTTTGGGAGAACTAAATATTCAGACGGGATCCTTCCGATCGACACTTATAAAAAAGATGTCGATGAAGTCTGTTCAATCGCACTACAACATGATTGGGAATCTCTTAGATCATCTATCCTTAAGTACGGACTCAGACATTCGACTTTGTCCGCACAGATGCCATCGGAGAGCAGTTCCGTTGTGTCAAATGCAACAAATGGAATTGAACCTCCTAGAGACTACCTGTCCATTAAGAAGAGCAAGAAAGGACCCCTTAAGCAAGTTGTTCCGTCATATTCCACCCTGAAAAACAACTATACATTGTTGTGGGACATGAAGGACAATAGTGGATATATTAAAGTGGTGTCTGTCATGCAAAAGTTTTTTGATCAAGCTATTAGTGGTAACTGGTCTTATAACCCAGAGAACTATCCAAACAATGAAGTTCCTGTCTCAGAGATGGCAAAGGACTTTCTTACCACTTATAAGTATGGTTGGAAGACATCCTATTATCAGAACACATATGATGGAAAGAGTGATGATGTGATTGATACTTCACAAAAATCAAATACAGAATTAGAAAATCTTTTAGACAGTTTAGATCAAACCGAGGAGGGAGAGTGTGACTCTTGCGCAGTCTGACTACAATTTTAAAGTTTCGCCAGTGGGTGGAAATAAGATTATGAGAGAAGTGGAAGGAATGACAGTGTTTAACACTGAGGTTCATGATTCAAAGAAACAACCAATGTTCTTTGGTAAACCATTGGGGATTCAGAGATATGATTCTTATAAGTATCCAGTGTTTGAAAGATTGACAACTCAACAACTTGGATACTTTTGGAGACCAGAAGAAGTTTCATTACAGAAAGACCGTGGAGATTATCACACGCTTCGTCCAGAACAAAAACATATCTATACCTCTAACCTCAAGTACCAGATTATGCTTGACTCCGTTCAAGGGCGTGGTCCTGGGATGGCTTTTATTCCTTACTGTAGCTTACCTGAACTAGAGGCATGCATGGAAGTCTGGGGTTTCATGGAAATGATTCACAGTCGCTCTTATACACACATTATTAAGAACGTCTACTCAGACCCAACAGAAGTTTTGGACACAATTATCACTGACCAAAGAATCTTGGATCGTGCCAAAACTGTTACTGAGTCTTATGATGATTTCATCAATAGTGCTCAACAATGGGGAACTGGTAATATGTGGAGAGAGGATTGGAGAGGTTCACCTTCATCTGCATATGAGATTAAAGAACTTAAGAGAAAACTGTACAGAGCAGTTGCCAATGTTAATATTCTTGAGGGCATTCGTTTCTATGTCTCTTTTGCCTGTTCTTTTGCTTTCGGTGAACTCAAACTCATGGAGGGGTCTGCAAAGATCATCTCTCTGATTGCAAGGGATGAGAATCAGCATCTGGCTATCACTCAGAACATCCTCAACAAGTGGAGAGAGGGTGATGATCCTGAGATGAAACAAATTGCTCAGGAAGAAGAAGAGTGGGTCTATGCAATGTTTGACCGTGCTGTCAATGAAGAGAAGAAGTGGGCTGACTATCTATTCAAGGATGGTTCAATGATTGGTTTGAATGACACTTTGTTACAGAAGTATGTCGAATGGATTGCAAACCGTAGAATTAAAGCAATTGGGTTGAAACCTGTTTATGATGTCAGTGCAAAGAACAATCCACTTCCATGGACACAACACTGGATTTCATCTAAGGGTTTACAAGTCGCCCCACAAGAGACAGAAGTAGAGAATTATCTGGTTGGTGGAATCAAACAAGATGTTCAGAAAGACACTTTCGCAAACTTTGCATTGTGAAATAGAACACCTATATCCACACAATAAATCTCTGATAAGATTTAAGAGGTGGTCTGATTCACTCAGACCGCCTTTTCGTTTTCTTGCCCATAGAGGACTTCATAAGTTTATGGAGTGGTGGTATAAACGTGATATCTATCTTCACCAGAAACCTCTGGATGAACAGGTAAGGATAATTAGAGAACTTCATGGTTCTAAAATATCAGATGTTGTTTCATCATCTGAACCTTATGTTTGGGATGGGGAGGACCATCACCACTAAATAGTCCAGTTGTGAATGATATGTGTGTGACTACGAGAACCCCTGGACCTTTTTGGAGAGACCTTTTACTAGTGATGATATTCTCAACTACTATGGTTTTGTTTATCTCATTACCAATCTCAGTAACCAACGACAGTACATTGGGAGAAAGGTCTTCTGGTTTTTTCGAAAGCCTCCTGGAAAGAAAAGAAAAGTAAAAAAGGAATCAGATTGGAAAACCTATTATGGTTCATCTGATGAACTGAAAGAAGATGTAAAACTCTTTGGTATTCACAATTTCAAGAGAGAAATTTTATCTCTTCATGAGACCAAAGGAAAAACAAACTTTGCTGAAACAGAAGCACTGTTTAAGAATAATGTCTTGACTGAGTCACTTCCAGATGGGACACCTAAATATTACAACTCAAATATTTTGTCAAGATATTTTAGAAAAGATTATTTTGAGACTTGACTGAGAAGAAAAAGACTGTTAAGATTGTAACAATCAATTTTTAAAGATGAAGAATTTATTAAAAGTTTTTGCCATTCCAACTATTTTTGTTTCCCTTTTGGGTTCACATCACCATCATCAAGAAGCAAAAACTGACACTAATGTTCAACATGTTGATTCTGTTGAGAAGAAGAAACTAGCTAAACGAAAACTTAAATGGGAATGTAGGAACTGTACTCCAAATGAAAAGGTAGTTCTTGATTTCCTTCAAGAAAGAGGAATCTCTGATAAGGTTGCACTCTCTGTTATAATGGGAAACATTCAACAGGAGTCTATGTTCAACCCAAACATTTGTGAGGGTGGTGCACGTGTTTCCTATAACCAATGTCACAGAGGTGGGTTTGGTCTGATACAATGGACAACAGTGGGTCGTTATCGTGGTCTTGGACACTTTGCTAGTAAGTATGGTGGTAACCCATCAGAACTCACAACACAACTTCGTTACATGGTGAATGAACCACAATGGGTCAGTGCAGAGAAAACATTCAAGAAAAAAGGTCTCAATCAAGGTCAATACATGAATGCTGCATATCGTTGGTTGGGTTGGGGTGTTCATGGAAACAGGACTCACTACTCCAACCAGTTTCTAAACCGTCTCTACCAGGTTGACCTCTGACTCAAGACAGGTTATATTATAAGGGTGGTTGAGAGACCACTGCGGTGACTCCCTTCCTGGTTCAGGGTCAGCGGCGATAGGAACCAGGACTTGCCCCAGTAGCTCAGTTGGATAGAGCATCGCACTTCTAATGCGTTGGTCGGGAGTTCGAATCTCTCCTGGGGTGTTGACACCATTGTGTGTCTTTTTTATAATAAACTCAGTTGAAATTTAGTTATGAGTCTAAATGTAAATGTTGACCACGTTGTT